CGAGATAACAACCAACCTATCTACTGCCGTACTGTTACGGACATCATAGACAACGGGACTACTAAGCGTAAGTTCTATGGAAGGTTAGAGATCGTGGGTGATAAGACAGCAGGAACAATGCAAGTACGTCATTCTGGGGATGACTACGTTACTTGGTCAAGCTACAGGGCTATAGATTTAAATGCTCCTAGATCACAGTTGTATCTCAGTGGTGCTGACAGACGTAGAGCTTGGGAGTTCCTTGTTACTAGTAACTGTCCGTTAAGACTTGATGGAGCTGAAGTAGATTTTAGGATTGGTGAGATGGATCAAGAACAAGCCGTTGGTGGTGGTAGGTATAGGAGATAATTGTGGAACAAAACACTCTTGTAAAAGTCTCCTTTAGGGAAAACATTCAAGCTGTTGAGCAAGGTATGAAAAACCTTGTTAAAGAAAACCTAATTAAAGATGCTTTACCTGACTGTACTTTGACCCACTACTTTACTCCTATGGATGAAACGTATGGCTGTGGCACTTATGCTAGACAAATGTTTATCCCAAAAGGAACTATAATTATTGGCAAGATACACCGACATCAGCACCTTAACTTTATTATGCAAGGTGAGGTTGATGTTCTTACAGAACATGGGACTAAAAAGTATATAGCTCCTTGTGTATTTGTATCTGAGGTAGGTCTTAAAAGATCTGTGTACGCTATAAAAGATACCATTTGGGTAACAGTACACATGACCAAACACCTTGGTGAAGAAAACTTAAGCAAAATGGAAGAGGAAGTTATTGCTCCAACCTATGAAGAGTTGGGACTAATAGACTCTACTGAGACACTGTTTAGATTAGATGCAGGGGATAAATTATGACTTTTGGAACTGTTGCTAGTGTTGTAGGTATTGCTGGAGGACTCAACGCTTTACTTGGAGGCGGGGGTGGTGGCGGTGGTACGCAAGTAAGTGGTACTGCTCAACAAGCTGTAGATCCTTTTGCTCCTTACAGAGCTAACCTTGGTGCTATGTATTCTGGTATGTTGCAACCAGGTGTTCAAACAGATGTTACTAAGATGCCAGGATACAGCCAGTTTAAGACTGGGGTATTAGATCCTGCTCTAGAAGCTTCTAAACGAACAGCTTCTGCATCTGGAATGCTTAGGTCTGGTAACGAACAATTAGCTTTAGATAAGACTTCTCAACAAGGTTACTATGGCTTTATGCAAGACTATATGAACAGACTTGCTACAGGTTCTGGTGCTGGTTACTCTCCTGCCACAGGCGGTCAAGCAGGAATACTTGCTGGACAACAACAGCAACAAGCTCAAATGCAAGGTCTTGGAGGTATTGTTCAAGGCATTGGTCAAATATATAAAGCTAGTGGTTCTGGCGGTAATCGTTTTGATAGTATGGGAAATGAATACACATCTGGTGGCTCAGCTATTTATGATTTTTAAGGAATAAAACTATGCCATACATGATGTCTGACATAGCTGCTGGTAGCAAAGCTATTGAGCAGCTACAAGAGAACGTAGCTAAAGCTCCGTATATACAAGACTTAACTCAAGCTGCTGCTGAACGTAGGTTAGCAGAAGATCGTGCTGCTCCTGAAGAAGTTAAGCTCAAGCTTGAACAGGATCGTATTAAAGCTTTGTATGCTCCTCAAGAAGCTGCTATGAAAGTAGCTCAAGAGGAACAAACATTACAACAAACAAAGCTAGCTAACCTTGTTAGTCAAGCTAAGATTGATATGACTGCTGAAAAAAAAGCAGCTATAGAAAAACTTACTAAAGACCCTGAATATTCAAAGCTATCTCCAGAAGATCAAAGTCGTAAATTAGCTGCGGCTGTTATGGGTATTGATACTGCTGATGGTGAAAGGCTTATTAAGATTGCTGACTCAGAGCAAGCCAAAGCTCTTGTAAATAAACTAAAAGAGCACGAAGTTAATAGACAACAGATTGCTGATGGTTTAGCTACTGTTCGTGGTGCTACAGACCAACAGTTTCAAGGGTTACTTGATAAAATGCCTGAAGATATGAAACGGGCTATTAGGATACACATACCAGGATTCTTTGAAGAAAAAGATCCTAAACTACAAAAAGCACAGCTTGAAGCGTTGATGAACAACGGTGAAGGTAAAAACAATATGGCTGCTAATGAACAGCGTCTTAAAGTTTTAGAAATACAATTAGAAAAAGCACAAAAATCTCTAGAGATTGCAGAACAAGTTTATAAAAACAAGCAAATTAAAGGTGCTGGTGGTGATGCTGAATCTAAAAGAGAAGACCGTGAATACAGTATATTTCGTAGAGATAATGCTCGAATAGATTCTGAATTTAAAAAACCTCTTCAAGAAGCTGAAGCTGTTTGGAAAAAAGCAGTAGCAGAAGATAATAAACGTAGCGGTTGGTTTGATGTGTTTGAATCTAAAGCATCTGCTGCTAAGTCTGATTCTTCTAAAAAAGAAGAGCTTGCTTCTACTAAAACTTGGCGTGAACTTCAAGAACTTAAAAAAGAAGTTGTTGATAAAAAATTATCTGCTTTAGAACTTGTGCCAGAAGGAAAACAAAAAGATCACATGTTTAACGCTCTTATGAATGAGCTTGAAAGCATTGATACAACTTCTTATGGGCCTCCTGAGAAGACAGCTCCTGCTAAAAGAGACACAAGTCTTACTCCTAAATCTAGTAAGCCTAGTACGGCTGCTCCTGCCCCTAGTGTTCTTAGTAACAAACCTCTTTCAGAAGCTGAGTTTAATAAACAGTGGCCTACTCTTAAAAAAGGACAATCGTTAGTTGGACCTGATGGCAAAACTTACACTAAGGGTGGTTAACAATGGCTTGGACTCCTCCTTCAGATGCTGTAGAGGCACAACAGCCTACAACTAGCAAAGGGTGGACACCACCTAGTGATGCTGTAGAAGCTAAACCTGTTGCTAAAGAAACTAAACCAGGCTTCTTAGAGAAGTCTATGGCTGACTACACTAAGAAACAAGAAGAAAAAGTTAGTGGTGCTGGAGCTTTTGCATCTTCTTATTTAGAAAGTATGGGTGCTTCTCCTTTTGCTTTAGCTGGTGCTAGAACTGGTATGGCTATTCCTCAACCTGCTTGGTCTAAACCTGTTACGGGTATTGTGGGTGGTATTGTTGGTGGTTACCTTGCTTCTGAGGGTATTACTAGTCTTGAGAGTGCTGTTGACAAAGTGTTTGGTACAGACATTGTTGGTACAAGAGAAAAACAACGTCAAGAATACCCTGGTTATTCTTTAGCTGGTTCTGTTACTGGTGGTTCTTTAGGTCCTTTTATGCGTCCTGGATTACCCCAAAGTATCAAAGAAGCTGCTGTAGGCTCTGGTGTTATGACTGGTATTGGTATGGGTCAACGAGCTATTGAAGGCCAACCTGTATTTGATCCTAAATCTATAACTATTGATGCTGCTACTGGTGCATTTACTAAGCCTACTAAGCTTGGTGAAAAGGTATTGGGACAAACTGCTCCTGTTACAAAACCTAAACCTGAAGTTAAAAAAGAAGAAGTTACACCACCTCCTCCTGCTGCTACTCCTGAACAAATAGAAACCTTTAAAGACAAGGTTAAGAAAGAAGCTGATCAAAGAGCTTCTACATCTCCTTTAGTTGAAGCTGCTATTAGGAACAAAGAGACTGGTCAAATAGAACGCATGGGTCCTAAGCATGACGAAGCTCGTAAAGCTGAGACTGTGGATACCCATGACCAAGGTTTCTTAGATGAACGTGGGCAGTTCTTAACTCGACAAGAAGCTGCTGACCGTGCTGTCAATACAAACCAAGTACCTGTAGAAAAAGGTAAGCCCATATTAAGTATCCCTGAAGATGGATTACATAGTGGTGATTTACGTGCAGCAGGTGACGAACGTTTTGCTATTACAGAAGATCAACCTGCGGGTGTTCCTAAGAAGCCTAGCTCACCTGATGAGCCTGTTGTTGATCGTACTAAAACTTCTCCTCGTGATGTTAAAGACGAGAAAGAGTTTTTAGAAATAGCCGCAGACATCTATGAGAAACACGGTGAAGTAGAAGCTGTTGAGTTTTTTAAAGGTTGGGAAGAGTTTAAAAAAACTTGGGCAGAACCTGTTAAAGAGGTTGAAGAATTTGTTGGCCTCAACCTCAACAACAAAGAAGCTGATGCTCGTATTATTCATAACAACACTGCTGAATTAAAAGAGTTGGCTGGTAATGTTGACCTCGATAAACTTAGCTTTGAAATTGATACTGGTGTTCTTTTAGAAGGCAGAGCCAAAGAAGTTGCAACTAAGTTTCGTACCTTGATGGACAAGCTTGGTAAACGAGCTTTAGAAAAAGGTGTAATTAAAGGTTGGCATGAAGACTACGTTGCTCGTAATGTTGTGTCTGAAGGTGCTGTACCTCCTGGTGCTTTTGAAGAGTTTATGCGTGATGCTTTTGGTTATGGTAAAAAAGCATCTGGTGATGGTACTAAGACAACTACTAAGTACGGTCAAGAACGTAGACTTAAAAGTCGTGAAGACCTTGTTAATCATATCAATGGCATTAACACTTGGTTAGAAGAGAACGGTAAAGACTATCGCTTCAAACTTAAAACAAACAACCTTGCAGAAATTTACAAAGACTATGCTTTGTCTGTTGAAAAAGCTATTGAAAATAAAAATCTAATTGAGAACATCAAACAGATTAGAAATGATAATGGTGAGTCTTTAATTAAACCAATTAGTAGTCCAGAAGATTTGCCTTATGGTTGGGAACAAATAAACCACCCAGATTTAGCTGGCTACGCTGTTCATTCTGATTTAGTTCCAGCTTTAAAGTTTGTGTTTGATGCTGGTCCAGGTATGACTATGCAAGCTTTGGGACTTGTTTCTCAAGTTGTCAAACGCATGAACGTCATTGGTTCTTTCTTCCATGCTAAGTCTCTAATGGAAGTACAGTCTAGTGCAAAGATTCCTTTGTGGACTCCTCTTAAAGAATCTATTGTTCTTCCTTTAGTTGAAAAAGGTGTTAAAGCTGTCACAGGTAAAGATCTTCAATTATCTGCTGTTACTAAAGCTGTTGAACAATATAAAAAAGGTGGGTTGGGTGACAACGTAGACAGATGGATACGAGAATCTGGTTTGCAATTAGAAGTTCCAGAAGATGTTGCTAGAGGTATTTTAAGTTCTACTGGCAAACTTGCTGACAGATTGATTGCTAAATTTGGTCCTAGGACTCGTATTCTTGAAAGCTCTTTGTCTACTGTTGAGAAATACACGTTAGGTATGTTTGATAAGTACACATGGGATTACCTCCATACTGGAAGTAAGATTATGGTTGCTGATGCGTACTTAGAAAAAGTTAGGCTACAAGCTGTTAAAGAAGGCAAACCTTTTGATGAAGCTGCTTCTCGCAAAGAAATAGCTCAGTTTGTTAATGATAGTTTTGGTGGTTTAAATTGGTTTGATGCTGCTAGACGTACTGAGGGTGAGTATGCTAAACGTATGGCTATGGCTGCTTACAGCCCTGAAGGACGTAGAGCATTGCAAGTAGCTTTGTTTGCTCCTGATTGGACTACTTCTACTATCCGTGCCTTTACTGCTGCTTTACCTAAAAATTTAAATCCTACTAAATGGCAACCTATAGAAGGTATTAAAGGCATGATGGCTCCTACAACCAAGGCTGACTATGCTAGGTTGTATCAATTTAAAACAGCATTGGTTTATTTCACGTTAATCAATGCTATTAATAACATGACTGCGGGTAGAGATGTTTGGGACAACAAAGATCCAACTCGTATTGAATGGCCTGATGGTACGTCTATGCAAGCTATGAAGCACGCTATGGAACCTTATCACTGGATTGCTGATCCAGATAAAACATTGTCTAATAAACTAGGTTTTATACCTAAAGCTTTGACTATAGGTATTGGTGGTGTTGAGTATGCAAGTCCTACTGCTCCTAAGTTAGTTGACCTTAGCGGTCCTGGTAGATTAAAAGCTGCTCTTGGTACAGCTTTACCTTTCCAACTACAAGCTGGTGCTGCTGCTCCTGAAGGAGAAGGTGCTAAGAGAGCGTTACTAGGAACAATGGGCTTCCCTGTCTACGGTAAAACTGCTGAACAAAATAAACTAGCACGAGCAGAACGTGAGCTTGCTACCAAAGAAAATGCTTGGAAATATCGGGACAAAGAAATTAAAAAGGGACGGATGGAGTGGACACCAAAGCACGATCAAGAAAAAAGAGCTTTGGATAAAAGAAGAGAAAAACTTAACAAAGAAGCAGAATAATGAAACTCTTAATTATTGATCAGTTTGACTGTGGGTTTGCTATGGACTTGGCTATCAAGTCTAACGCTCATGGTCATGATGTCCGTGTGTATATGCGTAACAACTTTGATGGCACTCGCTGTGAGAACGGTGATGGC